TTAGATTTCTCTGGATTAAAGTTGCTCATGTATTGTAAGCAGTTTTCTATACCATCTGATATCATATCATCACGATAGGTATAGTTTATAAAATTCGGTCTATAAGACAAGTGATTAGCGATCTTCAAAAAACACTCACCGATATAGTTAGTCACTTCAGGTCGTTTTCTTTTCTTTTCTTCTGCCTTTTCGCATTTTAAACGATAGTCAACCATGGCCTGAAGAAACTTCTTATTATCGACATAATGTGGTTTCAGTTTAGCTTTTATTTTTTCCATAATTTTCTTTCTTGATTATATAAATTATTATAACACTTTTGTAGCTAAATGTAAAGCAAGTTGTATTAATTAAATTTATTTTCAAAAACGCTTGACGACTTAGGTATCCCATGTTATACTGACTATGTAGTCGCTTGGGGAACCAGCTATAGGTAGCAGTTAGTGTATAGTTTTCTTTCCAAATAAATCAATTAAATCTTCCTCTGACCATTGTAATGGTTCTCTCTGGTCAATCTTTTGCATTTGATCCATCTGATCTGCCAACTTGTATATTTTTTCCATCTCCTCGGCAGATAAGACAGGTTTGGCATTTGCTTTTGCCTTTTCTAGTTTATCTAATATGACTTCATAATAATGTGATATGTGTTTGTCCGCTTGGGTGATAACTAATATCTTATCTCTAGGGATAACAAATGTCTTATCATCTGTAAATGGCAACCAAGGTGCCAAAGTAGAATCATCTTTCATACCAGTTTCAGTTTCCCTCTTTATGGTATTCAATTCTAATGCGTTTGTGATTCGTAAGAAATCTTTATCAACAACGATACTACCCATGATAGTAGTTCCGTCTGTTAGTCTTACCATACGATAATCTTTATCCATTTTAATCCTTTAGGTTAATATTATGTATCTCGTAATCGAATTCTTCCTCGTTGTATATATTTATTCTTTCCTGAAAGTGCTTTAGGGTAAAATTCTCTTTTGATTTGTATTGTAGATCATCTGCTATATCGTATAATGTCGCATTGACCTTATTGTCGCCTAATCTCAATCCTCTACCGATAGATTGTAGATTTCTTATTCTACTCTTTGATGGACTCGCAAATATTATATTATGTAAATTCTTTATATTGATACCAGTAGAGAATGTGCCATAACTTGCTACGATAATGGCATTGGTTTCGTTCTCAACTATTGCCCTAGCCTTTTCTCTCTCCTCCGTTTCGACACCGCCATATATATAAAAAACCTTTCGGTCTTTTTCTGCTTTATCTTCTATACTTTTAAATAAATCTTTACCATGTTTTTCTACCAACTGAAATAAAACTAATGTGTTGCCTTTTATTTTGAGTGCAAGATTACGAATAAAATTATTTCTTGATTTACTCGATACCAGATAGTCTATCTCATCTTGATATTTACCATTGCTTATCATTTTACAGTTTGCCTCACTATGTTTGAGTATCAAGCATCTCACGGCCAGATTACTCAACTGTTTCTTGTCCATAAGTTTTTTAGTTGTGGTCACCTTATTTACGGCGCCAAACAATCCCTCTAATACCAACTTGTGTGTATGGGCGCCATCTAAAGTACCTGTCAGACCTATACGATATTTACAATCAACTAGTTTAGTCATAATTTCTGTTAATGACTTTGATTTAAATAGATGTGCCTCATCGCCAAATACACAGCCAAACTGTTTAAAATATTCTTTTGGCAACTTATATAAACTTTGCCATGTTGATATCAAGACCTTTTTATCTGTCTGATTAGAATATCCACTATATAATCTATGACAATATTTCTTTACATTCCATCCATATGACTCAAAATCTGAATACATCTGTTCTACTAATGATGTTGTCGGCACTATCAATAATGTTCTATTATTGGCATCCTCTTTGATTAAGTGACTGTAATAACGAATCAAGGAATATATGATGAATGACTTACCGGACGCCGTAGGACTCACCAGGAGGGTCCTATTGCGTTTTAAACTATGATATATTGCGTCTATCTGATAATCTCTTGCCTCAAACTTCTGACCTAGACTATTAGAAAATTTAGTGACAACATCTCTATCGACCTTGTTATCTATATCTACATCTTTGGCGGCCACTATATTGTAACCTCGTTCTTCGGCAAACGCTTTGATATAGGGATACAGGCCAAAATAAATCTCTTTTGTTTTTTGTGAAAACAATCTTATCTTGCCATCCCACATACGAGTACGAAATGCCGGCATAAACTTATACCCAGGCACATAAAAGGTAAAGAATTCAGATATCTCTCTTTGTATATCCGACTCGCAGTCTACCGTGATGTAAACTTCGTTCTTCTTTTCTATGATGATGAGATTAGAGTTGTCGTGATTGATAATCATATAAATTCCATATTGTCATATTATTATTTATATAATTTATTTCCATTGATTTCCTACGACCCAACCCACAAGAGCTTTACGAATACCTTTTGTAACCTTATTTACCTTGTGCCATGTATGACTAGGAAAAATAATCATCTCGCCTTTTTTAAGTGCGAATGATTTTACTTTTGTTTTTTCTGAAATAGGATGTGTTTCGCATATGCTAAAATCACCTCCTTCATACTCGTCATTTAGACATAATGTAAAACTTAATTTTCTAATCATGCCGTTATTATAAGGTTTGCTATGATTATCTATGTGCCAATCATAGTAGTCATCTTTTTGATATACTGTATATTGTAGTGGTTCGAATTCGTGTAGTGAAAAATTATATAATTTATTTGCCGAGTCAATGCATTGATGTAAATGATTAGGAAATTTATCATTATCTAACCATGATACTTTAGAGCTTCTATTGGCATTATTGCCGTCTTTTATTTTTGCGTTTGTAGTGTTTAGTAAATCGCCTGTTTTGATTATCTCATCACAGAAATTATGGGTTACGGATATGTGAAAAGGATTATATTGCACCGCTTGTAAACTTCTTCCATTCGATAGCATTCTTAATTAAGAATGTTCTATTGTTTACACTTCTTAATACCTGTTCAAGATATTTAACTATTTGATTTAGATATGCAACCTTTTGATCTGCCTTCTGTAAATCAGGATCAGAATCCATATAGATATGTACATCTGCCTTTAACACTTTTATATCAAAAGGTCTTTGTTTATATACATGAGGATCCGCCTTGCCTGTATAGTATTCCCACTTATCCCTTATCATAGTCTTGTGTTCATATTCTGATTTTTTTAATAGTAAAGAAAACTTATTAAAGTGTATTAAATATTTGTTATGTAATAGTGGTATGTTTATTGATTCGGCGTCTAGTTCCGTGTCATCTAATTTAAAGTCTTTATTAACTGCTTGTTGTAATTCTTCTAATGTCATATGAATATTATATCACCTTTTCTGCTAATTGTAAAGCGCTTTAGCCATTTCTTCTTGTGTTATATATTTTAGGTTAGGACAGGTAGACCATTCTTTTATTGGCATATCCGTTTTTGCTTCGGCACCCTTATTCACTTTGTAGAATTGTGTGTTAGGAAATTTATCAAATGTGTGTTTATGTTGTAGGATCCAATTAAATGTTTCATCTGGATTATTAGGTCTGGCCGCCAATGCGTCTTTATCGGCATAACTATCCGTGCCGGCATATATATTATTTACCTTATCTGTATCAGAATATAGATCGTGTCCTACTATATAAACTTCTTTGGCACTTAACTCACAGGCAAGATATACTGATCGACTACCTGTGGCATAGGCAAAATTATCTACATCTGGTTCAATGTCTATTATCTCATCATCTTTAGAAACACCTGTGATATAAGTTATACCTAAATTATGTCCCTTTGTAAGTGTGAACACGCCATCGGCGCCATGATAAACAACCTGCTCGCTATCATTCCATACTATATCAGTCTTGTCTGCCATCGTCTTCATCATTTCTTTTGCGACAAATATAGGAACAGGCGTCCAGTAACCTAGATATACTTTCATGTCTTTTAGATTTGCCTTACGATATATCTCATGTGCCATTCTCGAATCTAATGCCACTAATATATCAGGCGTGAAATCACGATAGATAGCATTACAACCTATCACGGTTGCATAGTCTTTCATTTTTTTGAGGTCTAGGCCTTGTCTTGATTGCCCATTACCCAGGCAGACGGCCGTGTCTATCCACGTCAAAGTCTTCATAAAAAAACATCCTATATTATAGTTGTATTATATCGTAATTCAAATAATTAAAACTTGATTGTACTTGCAAGTAATCGACATCACTTGCCTTGATATCATAAGATAATGATCCTAGAGATATAGGATAAACATTTCTAAATCTTATCTCCGTCACAGCAATGTTTTTACTATTTAAAACCGTGAGTGTTGCGTCTGAATATGTGCCACCCTCATCAAGAGGTTGTGCTATACTTGTTCCTGTTGCAGCCGTACTTGATGTCGTGCCAGGAAATCTATCAGCACCTGTTCCTTGTAGATCAGCAAATTGAGTGTGATTCTTAGGAAATCCTAGACCACTTATCCAGTCGTGTAATTCTTTATAGTTAGTTAGATTCTCATCTACCAGGAATGACATATCAAAAGTTTGATAATTGATAGTATCACCAGGCACAGGATAGTCGTATAGAGGTGTTGGTACAGTTGCCGTGCCTAGACTTATGCCAGGTATGTTTGCTGTCTGTACAAAGAATTCTACCTTAGGCAGTTTAGTCATTTTAAATCTAAACTGAATAGGACTTGCATAGTCAAATTTAGCAGGTTCTCTATTGATTATATTTGTTTCTGTCATACTACTATTTATAATGGTTTTTAGAACAAAAAAAAGGGCGCCGAAGCGCCCTTTTTCGTAATCGGTGTCAACCAATATTACATGATGTTAGAAACTTTAACACGTCTGTAATATACGTTTTGGTCACCAGCTGCAGGAGACGTTAAGTCAAT